GTTGAGGTAAATTACTTTAGCCTCAAGCATAATATTTTGTGATGTCAATTCATTGATTTTCTTTTGCATCACAGATAGCAAATTGTTGATTTCATCTTGATTCATAATTTTCTCCAATTAATGATTAGTAGGTTCCTCCGTCGAGGGTTGTAGTCCAAACTGGAACTCCAGAAGCATTTACAGTTAGAATTTGGTTTGAAGTGGTAACATCAGAAGTTCCTGCTGCTACTGTAGTAGTGATTCTCTTGTATGCATCAAAGAATGGAATGCCATTTTCAATTCCATCATCTAACTTTACAGTTTTGAAGTATGCACTACCTTTTGTTCCACTGAAAACATTTCCACTGTTTGTTGCATCTGGAATATATGTAAAATAGAATGTTGTTGTTGTGCCTTCAGAAATACCAGACTCATCATAACCAAAAAATCCAGTTTTTAGACTATCACGATAGTATCTATACTCGATACCACGATCCATATTATCATCTGCACCTTGAGTGAAAGTTAACTCAGTGCCAGATGTAATTCCACCAGTAAGTGCTGCACTTAATGTTACTTGAGTTGCACTATCTACTGTAATTGTAGTATTTGCAGGAATGTTAGCACTGCCACTAACAATATCACCAGTGTTTAATCCTGTGGTATTATCTAAAGTTAGAGTTGTTGCTCCATTTGCAGCAGATGCAGTCACTACTTTTTCACTGATCGAATCTGCAAGAGTGAAGATAGGATCATTAACCGTCATTACTGTAGAATTTACAGTAGTAGTTGTACCAGTTACCTTGAAGTTGCCTCGTACAACGACATCACCACCAGCATCTCCGCCAGCAGGATAAGGGTCAAGGGTAATAGTTTGGCCATTTGTATCTCCATAAATTGTAGATCCATTTATTTTTAGATCTCCAAAATCAGTTGTAGTAGAAGCAGTACCAAAATTGATGGTTGTTGCAGCACCAAATGCGTTTACGGTGGTAGCAGTAGCATTCAATAAGTTAAATGTTGTTTGATTTGTTGTTAGATCTCCACCTTTAACTTCTAGATCTAAATCAACAACTAAGTTATTATTGACGTTGGTTGTCCCACTTCCATCACCAATTTCAAGACTAGTTGCTTTTCCTGCAAAATTTACAGTTGTAGCAGTAGTATTCAATAAGTTAAATGTTGTTTGATTTGTTGTTAGATCTCCACCTTTAACTTCTAGATCTAAATCAACAACTAAGTTATTATTGACGGTAGTATTTCCACTTGCAGCACCAATCTCGACGGTGGTTGCAGCACCAAATGCGTTTACGGTGGTGGCGTTGGTGTTTAGTAAATTAAATGTAGTTGAATTGGTAGTTAAATCTCCACCATCTACATTTAGATCATTATCTATATCTACATTTGCAGTAGAAAAAGTTATTAATTCTGTATTATCAGTTGTAGTAATATTAATATATTGATTTGTACCTTCTTTGATTACTAATGCACCAGAAGTATTATCTTTTAAATTAATATTAGTTGCTACCTGAGTTACATAAATATCTCCACCTTGTACGGTGAGATCTCCAGAAACAGTGAAATCTGAAGGAGAAGCAATAGTTCCTATATATGCTGATCCAGCAACATATAAATCTTTTGCAATACCAACACCACCACTTACTATTAATGCACCAGTTGTGGATGAAGTTGATGCAGTATCATCATTAATAGTAATAGCAACCTCATCTGCAAAATTCCAATCAGCACCTGTTATTTCTAGACGATCATCATTAGTTTCATCATATTTAATTTTGGTATCTTTGCTTGTGCCAAAAGTTAGGTAAGTATCATCTGGAATTACAATTTCTCCAGTGCCGTTTGGATCAATATTAATATCTCCGTCTGTATTTGTTGATGAAATTGTATTTCCATCAAGTCCCAAATTATCTACAAAAAACTCATTAATTTTTTTGGTAGAGTCTACTAAAACTGCAGAGTTTGCAGTTAAAGTACCATGTCCATGGTCTAGCATGTCGGTAAAATACTTACCTCCAATGACTTCAATATTTGCTGCGACTCCACTAGTTTCAGTACCAGTACCCAAATACATCTTACCATAAGATGTTACCGTAGCACTTTGGGCATCGGTATAAGTTCCTGTACCCCAGGAATAACCTAGTTCACCCTGTCCAAGGTTTGGTTGAGCAGTTCCAGAGGACCTTTTAATTTTAATAATAGTTGCCATTTCTGTTTCCCTGATGGTTTAGTAGTTACCGCAATTGATCGTTAGACCAGTTTGTTCTATAGTATTGGAAGCGACCCAAGCCCCAGCAGTGGCATCATATTGTAAAAGGGCTCCATTTTGTACATTTAAAGCATCAACATCACTTAATGATGAAATTTTTTGTGCAGCATTTGCTGCAACAGTTATTACTTGTGGCTGATTTGAAACCGTTACTTTTGTTTTCATGTTACCCCAGGATTGATAGTAACAATTCCCTCTATTACTCTAGTTTTTTTACCAGAAGAATTGGTAAGAACTACATCATATAAATATCTTCCTTGTTCTAACAAAGATGTTTGAGAAGAAGATAAATCAAGAATTACAGTTCCAGTAGTTCTAGCAACAGGAAAAGATACAGTAAAGTTGACCGAAGTTGTACTATAATAAGATTTTCTTATTTTAGCTTGACCAGTGTACCCAGTTAAATTCCACGGATTATTATTATCATCATAAATTGTGATCTGAGCATTGAAATCAGAGCCCTGGTCAACATACAGATTTTTTACAGCTGCCATTTAAAAATATTTATATAGAGAGGTCTCCCTAGTATTTATACGAAGACCTTTTTCTTTCTATTTTTTTATGAGTAAATTCATAACCACATGCTGCTGCATATGATATAATCTAGCAAATTCCTTTGCTATTTTTTTAGCATCCTCTTCGTTTAATGTATCTATATCATTATAAATTTTTTGAAGAGTAAACTGTTTAGTTAGAGGTAGTTCGTTCATTTAATTTTAGTAGCAAAGATTTAATTTCAGCCAATTCAGTTTTTAAATTATGTAGATCAGTTTCAATGTTATCAATTTTTTCAAATTTATTCTGTCTCATTTGATAACTTTTCATATAGGTTTCATATTCATATGTACTGTCATTTATTATAGCACCACTTTCAGTATCTCGGTATAACCCTGGATGTCCATCTACCATTATTTTTGCCATATTTTTAAACCGCAAGTGAAATAGCTCTAAAGTTTCTAATTTTTATATTATTAGTTTGATCGTCACTTATCATACAAACTTTGATGCTGTATTCTTTAAACTCAGATATTCCAGACAATTCAAATTCAAATGCCCTATAATCATTTGAATTTGCAGATTTTGGATATGATATTGCAGGAACTTCTACATAGCCAGTTTCATTAAATTTACCTAAATTGCCATCACCTAAAGTTCTAACGAATACTTTTATATCAGAATAGTTGCCATTAAGTCCTTGTGTTCTAACGGCATCTAAGAATACTTTAACTGATGTGGATACACCTTGTAAAGTAACTTTCTTTGTTATGTATGATGAGTAGAATCCAGATGAAGGAGTCAACTCTGCAGATACATCAATAGCATTATTGAGAAGTTTTTTACTTAATCTATTTGAAACTGTATTGATTGAAGAACCATATAATTCCAATACAGGACTTACATTATCCAATTCACTAGACATATTCACATTTAATTTTAATGTATGTGGATATCCTGGGAAATAAACTGATGTGTTTGGTGCAGATGCAATTAATCTAGATGTATTCATTCTAGAATACTGCTTATTTTCAACAGATTCTTGATTGAGTTGTGCAAATGAGGTTGCTGCTCCATATAGAGGGCTTCCAGTAACACTGGAAAATGTCATTGAAATACTTGTGGATGGGAGTACTAGACTGTTTAGATCTGGGTATAATTCCTCATATTGAATATTTCTAGATGCTTTTACAAAATCTCCACCAGTTCTCAATTCAGAAGATGACTTGCTTATGGTTGAAATTTTATAATTATCAAAATCAATAACTTCAGTTATTTTATGAACTTTATTGATTTCAGTTAGTGGAATTCCATTTAAAGAATAACACATTACAGTTGAATCTTTTGAGTGTGAAGTTATTGTTGTTCCATTAACTCCTCTTTCAGATATAAATAACGTCGCAGTTCCACTTATGCCAGTGTATTTCATAATTTCATTATTAATCATTACATAACCAGGATTTGATGCACTTACTGCAGATCCATTAATAGTTGACCAAGTGCTAGATGAAGCATTGCCAACTGTAATATTTCCATTACTAAATGTGGATGTAATATCATTACCTAATATTGTTGAAGGTGCATCTGAAGACACATTTGAAATTTTTACATAATTTTGAGTAGTGTGCATACAATGATTTGGATGAAACACTTCAATAGTTGTTGAATTTGAATATAGTTTTAATGGATTTTGAATGAGATTTACATCTGACACTAAATCGTTATTTAATACACATGTATAAGTTGAGTTTGTATTGAATTTTGCTCTATTTATCACAAACTTAACATCTTCAAATTGATCAGGTGACCAAGTAGACATATTTTGAGATTTGAAGAGAGAACCAGAATATGGTTGTTTATCAATAGCATATGAAGTAGTTACATCTTGTTCACCGAGCCTTGAAATCCACATCTTATATAATTTAGAATCACTTCTTACAATAAACGCATAATAAGTATCTTGATTTAAATAAACTAATGATGGGAATGTAAATCTAGTTGCTAATGATGCATCGTTAGAAACTTTTACATCAGCTGGCTTTACAATAGAAACAGAATTTGGAACTACTGTATTTGTAATAGTGCCATTTTCCATTGTTCGTATTTCTACAGATACTGGAGTTGTAGAATCTTTTGCTTGGAAATATAAATCAATTGAAGATAAAAATACTCCACCTTCTGAACTAATAAAGAAAGATTGTGCTACTGGATCTGTTCCTGGTGGTGGTGGTGGTGGGAATGGGATAAACTGTACTGTAGTTCCTCTAATTGGGCCAGATGAAATTTCTGGTAGATCTAAAGATAATACGTTACTAGTCAAGTTTACAGTAGTTCCCAGTGTATCATAAGTGGTAACCGCACTAGTTTCAGCTATACCATATATTGAAGTGCCAGTAATTTGATCGCAAAGTTTAATTGATAGTTTTCCAGTTTCAAAAGTTTCAGGTGGGATGACTACAAAAGCTTCCAATGCACCAGTTGCAGTTGTCTTTACTCTATTTGAATTGGTTAAAGTTACTTTTCCAACAGCTCCAGAAGTTTCTCCAATTACATAGAAAGTTGATCCTAATATAATTGGATTTAGTTGAGTTTTATCTACTGTGGTTGGCGGTTGTATTGATAGATATGTACTTGATGAAGTATATTGTCCTAGTGAAGAACTCATAACAACTGATTCTATGATGCCGGATTCTATTGGACTGGGTACTGTATTTCTATTGGATAAGTATACAGTTTCTCCAACTACAAAAGCACCTGATCTTTCAGTCATGTCAACCATATCAAGTGGGAATATCATTTCATCATGTAAAATTTCATCTACAAATAAATGCATTACAGTATTAGCTTTTAATTTTGTAGCTTGTAGGTATAATAATCTAGAACGAACAAATCTATTCACTTGAATACTATTAATACTATCCCCAACTTCAATATCTTGAGTAAACGTTGTAAATGTATTATCAACAGATCCAGTCTCAGATACTCGTAAAGTTCCACCTCTAACTGCAAGTGTTGGGACTATATTTCTATTCCAATTATTCCATTGATCTGCAAGTGCTGTAGTACGATCAAATAAAGCTCTAAATGGTTCGGATAGATCTAGTTGTTGAGTGTTAGTTTCTGTTCTAACTGTATCAAACCAAACATCTTTGTTTGGTACAAGATTAATCTCTCCATTCCAAGAAATAACTTCAAATGGCTGTAAATTTTCTACTCTACTTGCATAAGTTTGACTAATATATTCAGTTTCGGTGTATGGGAGAGTTACAATTGCTCCCATTTTTTTGGTAGTTGAAGCGTCATCATAAGTTACTCCAAGCTTAGTAGCATATGGGTATGGTCTTACTAATGCATTTTCTGTATCTATAGATGCAGTATATCTGACGTTATTTAAATCTGCAAAATCAGTAGTTTTAAAATTGTCAGCAATAAATCCAGTCTTGAATCTATTATTGCCAAATTCATCCAATACTAATAGACTGTTAGTTCCAACTTCTAGTAAATTTAAAGAAGTTAAATTTTCTACTGTTTCCAGTCTCTTGTCAATACTTGAGATATCTTTCATAGTATATCTCTTTAGCTGATTAATTCTAATACCAGCAGAACTTACATCCTTCATATATGGAGGAATAGTCACTGTAGCTAATAGCAATGAGTTTTGTAGTTCTTGAGGTTCCTGTGGGAAATTAGACTCTGAACCTTTCAATACTAATAGATTATTATTTTCGTCTAGGAAAATTTTATCAATTCTTCCTAAGAAATAATCATAATCTGCACTTATAATTTCTCCTGGATATGTAAAAGTAGAAATTGGCCTGTTTGCTAAGTTGGAATATATATCAAATACAGAATTGGATTCTACAAATGGAGATCCTAAAGTTCCACTAGTTCCAGTAGTTGATGAAGGTGAAGTCTCATATCTAAAATCTACAATATCAGTGTAAGAAATACCATTATATGTTGAAGGAATAGTAGAAAAATCTTCTTCTCCATAATTATATGAATTTGCAGTATAAAAATCGTTGGATGTGTTTGAATGAATGTAATAATCAAAAATTACAATAAATTTGTTTGTTGGAATTGGTCTACCTTCATTTCTCACTAATTTAGAAATATTATAGAATTCAGTAGAATCATTCTTGACTAGATTAAAGTTATTTGTGATGTCTCTATAGTTTCCATTAGTCGCAGAGGTAACAAATTTTCCTTCAATATTGGATGACCCGGCAACTACAATTTGAATTGGCTGACTTGGGTTAGTTGGGAATTTACTTGATGACAGGTATTTGATATAAAGAGTGTTTCCACTAATAGAAAGTACTTTTGCACTAATACCTTCATGATATATCATATTGCCAGCTGCTATCCCGGTAGAACTATTAACTACTACACTATCAAGTAAATTTGTAAGTTGAGCGGTTGGAGAGATAGCTTCATGAATAGCATGAATTCTATATACGTCTGAAAACTTTAATGAAATCTCTCTATCAGATACTCTAGTTCCATATTTAGTGTTATTAAGATTTTTTTGTTTATCTACCAACAAATGAGTAAATTTATTGGAGGTCTTTGTTTTTAGTGTTGGATTATTAACTCTTACTTTATATGTAACAGATACAACAGAACCAACTGCAGAGGTGACAATCAAATTAATATTATTTGGTTGTGAGGTTGGACTTATTGTATAAGAAACAATCCCAGATGAATTAGTTACTCCAATATCTCCAGTAGAAATTGAAAAGTCTGAAGTAGTAGAAATGTTAACAATATTTCCAGCTCCTACAGTTTTATTAGATTCATTTACTGTCTTATAATATGATAAATCTGAAGTAGTTTTAACAGTATTTGGAAATGCGGAAAAGAAATTATTTCCAAAAGTTTTTAATTTTGGTACTAATTTTTTTACAGAGTAATAAGTTCCATTAGGCACACTTCCTGAAGGTAGTGTGATAGATTCATTAACAACTGAAGATATTGTTGAAATTGTTGTTCCAATCATTAATTTCATTGGAACTTTTACATCTTTTGAAAAATTAGTAGATACTCCAGTTAAAACATTATCAGTTACCTTAAAAGAAGATCCAGAAATAGAAACTTCTTCAAGTGCTAATTGTGCAGACGCTCCTCCAGAAGTTGCAATTGAAGTTATATTTTCAATTGAATAATTTTCTGCAGTAACTATAGTATGTACATCTGAGTTTTTGCTATTTGCAAATGTGACTCCTTTTGTAAAATCTCCAGTAGTTTGTCTTAATGTAATTGTAGGTCCATTAATTCCATGGACAACTGCCTGTGATCCGCCAGAACTAAAAATAAAGTCTCCGTCAGATAAACCTGAAGAATTTTGAGTTGTGATAATTGAAAACATTGTTACATCACAAACAAATAATCTGCCTCCAGAAATTAATCCTAAAGATCTACATTGTCCAATTTGATCTCCTGCTTTCAATAACTGAATATTAGTACCAGTTGGGAATGTTCCACTAAAAGTATTATCTAATTTTATTGTAAAATAATTGCCAAAAATTGATGATATTCCTTGATTATTTACAGATAGTGAAGATCTTGGTTTATCTACTGTTAAATATTTTTTACTAGTGTTATTAACCTCAAATCCTTTCACATATGCTTTGAGTGGATCTAGTTCAATAGTATAATGATCTAATCCATTTATAGCATTACTATCTTCTGCGGTTGGAGTTCTATTTAATACTTTTTTGCCGTCTGGAAGAGTATCATTTAAATTATATACTCCATTGTTTTGACCATTATTGTAAGTTTCACGAATTCTTAAATTAATATCATTAATTGTATAATTTCCAGATTCATCATAAGTTCTTCTAGCTAGATTTTTTTCTAACTCATCATATACTGAAATTTGAACTTGTTCAACTAATTTTCCTTTATCAAGTCTAAGTAATTCTATGAAAGAAGAATCGGAACCAAAATTAATATCTTGTTTAGTTAATACTGCATCTATTTTTAGTCTATCTGCACCAGGAGCAGTATAATTTGAAGAACCAACTGCATTATCATATAAAGTAGAATCTGTTTCAGCTGTTGCAATAGATTCTTGAACAGATAACCCAATTTTATATGAAGGGAAGTTTGAATATTGATCTAGAATTATAGTTTGAGCTGGAACATTTACAAAAAATCCTCTAATGAAATATACCCCTTCAGTAATAAATGCAGCACTTCCGACATAATCTGTTGCACCTTGAGTTGTGGTAATTGCTACAGGATTGTTAAATTCATCTACTAACGTTTCTCCACTTGAGAATTTAGTAAATTGAACACCATTAACGATATTTCCAGATGAAATATATTTTACATAAAGTGTTGGTGTTGATTTTTCGGATTCATCTGCACCAATACTGTTTACTACAGTAGCAACTACATTTGTAGTTAAACCTCTAATATTTTTTCCAACTAAATTTGCTCTAATAGTTTCAAAATTAATAGAATTTATGGTAGGTTGTACTAGAACAGCAGAATACTGAACATTATACCCAGTTTGGCCAGGAATAACTACAGATCCATCTTTAAATACATGTTGACCAAATTTTTCAATTTGATACTGTAAAATTGACTGTAGAGTTGTTAACTCTCTAGCTTGGACAGGATAGTTTGGCTTGAATAATACCTTATAGAATTTTTTACCTGGATCAAAATCATCAAAGTATGGTTGCAAACTAAGATCTGTATTTTGCATCTATTTAACCTTCAAAGTTTTCGTGCTTCCTATTATTTATTTTAGAACTCAATGACTAATTTGACATCTTCAATCTGATCATTTGATCTGAACACTGGCTTTCTATTTTCAACATATAAAATATTTCCACTGTATGGAGTTATTTCAGAACTAAAATAGCCACTTGAAAATTGTATTCCTGCAATAGTTCCAGTAAAACTAGAATCTGGAGTTGCAGTCACAGACCCAGTGACATTTGAAATTACAGCATTTCCAGAGAATGCAATTAACTTGTTTTTACTGCTAGATTGAGTCTGAGAAGTTGAGATATATTCATTTTGATAATATCTAAGTATTTTATTGATAGGATCCCAATGAATAACTCTTCCTCTTGCTTCGTATGTAACTCCATTATCAATTCTAGTTTGAGTTATAATGTCTCCATTTAAAAATGTAGTTGTTTCTGAAGTATTACTAATAAATTTTACTGCTTTACAAACTGTTCCTGTAGTTTGTACAAAATCTTCATTGCTTATTTTAGGATCCTCAATTAAACCAAATCGTCTAAATTCCATATTGACTGGAATATCTCCATTACCATCTAAGAACTCAATATTTTTATTGATCATTACTCGATAACCACCTAACTCATAGATGGCATTACTACCATGTCCACCTGGAGGAGAAATAATGGGAATTATTTGCACACTACTTGAATTTGATCCTAAACTGAATGAAGAACCAGTTAAATTTTGGTTGTCATAACATTTTGTTAAATCAATTGTTCCGAATGTATATCCAGATCCAACATTAACTACTGATGCAGATGTAACTGCTCCATTGGAAATAGTTACAGATACAACTCCACCAGTACCATTTCCATCTATTTTAGTATATACAGTTCCTGAATTTTCACCATTAATATTTAAACTAGAAGCATAAGTTTGAACAAATACCTGATCAATTGAACCAGCTATGGCAGCATCTCTAACACTGGTTTCTATTTTAACTGGAATGAAATCAGTAGATACAAATTTAATATAATCGGTAATCGAAATAGTATACATGTACTTCCATCTATACCCATCTGCTGTGGTCTGTATAGTTGGTGTAGTTGCTGTTGGTTTTGATGTGGATGGCTTTCCACTTGGAAATGCAGTTCCAAGTGGAGTTTGTCCATTATAAATGCACTTGTATACACGAAAATCATCTGTCATTACGTAAAAGCTAGAATCATACAGCTTTGATTGTAATGATGCTTTTGCTGGGGTTGATGGACTATAATCATGTCTATACATGTCATAGACAACTCCAGATTGCCAAATTCTTTTACGAATTACTTCTGATACGTCACCTCGTTGAATTCGTTTTACTGCAATCATATCATCATAAATTTCATTCAATTCATCTAAGTTATCCACTGGATTTGGTGGAGTTTGATCATTTACTCCAGTGACTCCTGCATACTTTTCTTTAATAGTTCCATTGGGATCGTTCCAGTTGTAAGATCTTCCAATGAACAAATATATCTTACTTCTATATAATTGAGCACTGCTAGAAGAATCTGTATCTGGATTCGCTCCAGTAAAAGGCTCCTCTAGAGACTCTATAAACTGTTGTGCAGCAAACACTCTAAAATTATCAGTTACTAAAGAAGGCATTCGTTTTATCCTTATAGTTAGTCTTTTGTATGATTATTTATTTAAATAAACTCATCAAAATACACCAATGTATCTTGATTGTGTGATGTAGAATTTGCTGATCTGGTGCAGCCAAATAGACGTGGAGTGGATTGAGTGGTATCAATAGTTGTATATTCTATTATTTCAGTATCAATGATAACTTTATAGCTATCGTACCCTTCACCAGTGGTCTTTATATTTATGGAGGTGATAGTTCCAGAAGAATTTAATACTGGTTCGATAACACAACCAGATCCACCCCCATTAATAATATCAATAGAAATATCTATCTCATTGTAATTACTACCACCGCTTATAAGTTCTATTTTGATAATTTTTCCTTTACTCACAAAAGGTCTAAATGCAGCACCAGAACCAGATGAAGAATTTACTACAACTTGAATATCACTAGATTTGAATCTACTTGAATTTGAAATTGGAATAATTTCTGCGGTTGAATTTATTGATGATGCTAATTTTGTTGCAATTTGAATTGAAGATTTACTAACTGGAATTTGTCTGTAAACATATGAATATGAGGTAGGAACCACTACAGGAGTTGCATATTGATTGTATCCTTCAGATTCAATCTTAACTGGACCTACTACTTTATTACCAGACTTAATATCTACAGTAGCACTTCCCTTAGCGTTATATCCAACTCCTTTGGTTCTTAAAATTACGGGATCTACATAATTACTTCCACCATTTATTATGTTAAAACTAGTTACTTTTCCATATAAAGTGCTTGAATTGACTACAAGATCCGATGCTTTTTTAGTATTTTTAGAAAAAGCGATTCCAGTTGATACTCCAGATGCAGTTGCAGTGAAAGTTGTACCTACATAATTGTTAATAGCGCCGAAGTCAGTAAAATTGCCAGACACATTAATAATATATGTTTTTCCTTTTTCAATATAAGAAGTAACTTTCATCACTGTTGGTGATAATATAGATGAAACAACTTTTAGATCTGGATCTCCAGCAATCATTATTTTATCGCCAATTGAAATGGCAGAAGAAATACTATTTGCAGTTACATCTGAAGGAACTCCTCTAAAGTCTAGGATTACTAACTTACTTGATGATACAGGTGAGGTAAATACTAACTGATTATTATCAAGATAGTAATCATATAAAGGACTTTGAATATTTCCATTTCTGAAAACCATAATTTGATTTTCTAATTTTCTAGGTCTATCAATGTCTTTATTTGGATAATAATCTGTACTATCATTTTTTTGAATATTGAATACAGTGCCAGATGCAGAATTTATGGTCTTTAGTTTGAGGAAGGATCCAACAGACTTGACCGATATTTCACTATTTGAACTAGGAGCTACTGCAAATTGAATTTGACTCTTGATATCTCCTTGTAAAGTATAATCTACTGCAGGATCTAACAACTTACCATCTTTTACAACTATTATACTAGATTCATCTGGATATTGATTATTTTCAATGGTCCCTTGAGGCAAGAAATTTTCTGTAGATTTGAATAAATTAAATTTAGTATTGATTCCATTAAATGGAGTGTGTATCTGATCTAATAACTTGAAAGAGGTATCAAATTTAATGCCAAAGATATATCCAGTGTGAGCACTACTGAATGCTATAGTATTTGCATTTATAAACGTAAATGTATTCAATTCTTCAGTGCCCCATTGATTTGATGCAAAAATAACAAGATTTTCTCTCTGATCTACTGGTATAGATTGACTTAGAGTATACTGTAAATTAGTTCCGGTTGGTGTTAATGTAATCAATGTATTTCCATACATTCTGACCATAAACACAACATCTGTTGGAGTGAGTGGTGTTGCAAATTCAATCATGCCTCTTTCAGGAGTTATTGAATATTGTGTCCCAGGATATTGAATTATTCCATTTTTGGAAACTAAAATATCAGCATTCTCTGCAACATCAGAACTAATTAAATTTTGTTCATTATACAATAATCTAAACTTAGTCCTTGTGCCACTTTGATAGTCACCAATTACATCTGTAATAAATGATGTTACATATTTTATTGCAAATGGTACTGTTCCATTATCAACGGTAACTTCATTTAATAATGTAACTGTATTTCCATTAGAAATAGTGTAATCTTTATTGTAAAATTTTGGAATACCGTTTACATAGATTACTAATCCATCTTCCTGTCCAGCAGTTATAGATGTTGACAGTGTTATAGTTGAACCATTTACATTTGAAATTCCAATTTCTTCTGATGCATGTGCATACACTATGAAGACAATTTCTTCTGCTTGAACTGGAGAAGTGAATGTTAAAGTAGTTCCAGATACAGTAAAATCTTCAGTTGGATTTTGAATAACTCCATTCCTTGAAACTAACAAATCATATACATTAGGTGGGGTTAATCCTAGTGGTACTGTAGTTACTTGTGCAATTGCTGTAAAGCTAGTTATATAAGTATTTTGATTGATGTTATTGTATGAATAGATGACTACAATATCATCAATTACTGTTGGAGCTTCATCAAATGTGATAGTTGTACCAGAAGTAGTATAGTCTACTCCAGGAATTTGAAATACACCATTTATACACACTAACAAATTATTGACACTTACTGGAGTAAATAAAATTCCATTTTTAGTAAGAGGCCAAGTCTTTTGAACTCCGTCAGGATATTTTAAAGTATCTAATACAACATTTTTTGTTTTTGCAGGACTCAACTGCCTGTTGAAATAAAATAATTGTACTGCATCTGATGCAGTAGGTGCAGCTTGCAATGTAATTTTATTTCCAGATACTGATTGTGATTGTGAATTTGGAACCAATAAACTTTGGTTCTTTACTGCAAATATATCTGCAGTATTTTTCACATACTGTGGAACTCCTCTATCAGACAAGTTGAATGTTTGTCTAGTATTATTTTGAACTACATTCAAATCATCTAAAATTACTCCTTTTGCAGATGTAGTTGTACTTGCAACATAATTACTATAAAAATCAGTAATTGTGCATTTGTTTGCTGAAGTATATAAATTTTGAAATGTAATTGTAGATCCTGTTACGCTATATTTTTTTGGATCTAGTATATTGCCATCTATATTTACAATTAAATTAGTTTTTTCATTTATTGGAGTATATGAGTTTCCACTCATGTACTTAAGTGGAAACTGGTATGAAGTCCCATTAAAACTAATAGGATCTAAAACTTCAACATAACTATCAGAATATTTTGGGGTTGAATACATAAAATTAGTGTCAAATCCATACACAGTATCATTTTGAACGTTTACTGTACCTTCAATTAAATCTTTTGAGATTTCATATAAAGATTCTGGATGTTTTACATTATTAGTTTCTAAATATTCTGTTAATTTCTGTAGATCTACTGCTTTTGTATCAATAATTTTTCTATCATTGATATCACCAATATTTACGATTGAACATTCTACAGTCTCATCAATATACCAACCAACTAAATTTATAGAAGGATTGGTTATTGACTCGGAAAATACTAATTGATTTCCAGATCGACTAAAATTAGAAGTTGGAGTCAGGTGAGTCTGATATACACCATTTGCAAATATAATTAAATTGCAAGAAGAACTTGGATCATAATTTATGGTATATGTAGTTCCTGATCCAGTAAAAGTTAGTGCTTTTAATTGTGGATGATATAATACAAATAATGTGTCTGCATTAGTTAATGTGACTGAAGTTAGTGTTAGAATATTTTGTGTCAATGAATATGCAGAAGATGATTGCAATACACCATTTACAGATACCAATAGTTGATCTTTTGAAGTAGGTATTACTGGAGTTAAATTTTTTGTTAAAGTTATTGTATTGCCGCTTAAAGCAGTATCTACTATTTGAAATGGTGTTTGTAATTTTTGTAATACTATATTATCTACTAACGATACTAAAAACCTTGGTATGTAGTTAGAATTAGTTAAATAGTATGAGTTAAATGGTTGCTGAAAAATTCCATTAAAAAATGAAATTCCGTAAGTTGTTATATTCTCATTATTAAGAATAAATTCTGGAGACACTTTAAAGATATATTCTCCAAATTCAAATTCAGAATCACTTATTACATTGACTACAATGTAATTTTCACTTATTGAGGTGATAATTCCATATGATTGACTAAAGCTGCCATAAATTATATCTGAAATTGCAAATGAAGATGCATTTACAACAGCTATTTTTTGTAAAATAGATTTAGATTGCTTTAAATTTATATTGGCTAAATTGCTTAATGTAGATTTGAAAATTACAGAGCTATTAAATACATCTTCTTTAGATTCAAAAAATTCTCTTTTATTTTCAATTCTATTTTTGCCAAATACTCTAAATCCAGATACATGAGTGTTCTCTAGAACATCATTCTTCCATTCTTTTGTATTTCTCGTTGATACTATACTGTATGCCCAATCTTGATTATAATCACTGTTTATAATTTTTTGGCTAGCATCACTTATAAACCCAAGATTGTCTAAAAATTTTGGTGAATATTTAATATATGGAGATCTCTTGCAATATGCAGATGCTTTGTTTATTTTGGTAATAGTTCCATATGGAACTCCTAGTAAGTCATAGATTACAGCTCCATCTGAAATAGTTCCAGAAGTTACATTATATTCTAATGTGGATGATTTTGGATCAAAACTAACAACTTCACATTTCACTGAAGATCCTGGAGATCCAAATGTTAAGATATCTCCTTGGTTTAGTTTTCTTCTTCTCAATACAGGCTTCAATACCGCTCCAACACCAAAATTACTTTGAATTGTAATTTCTGGAAATGCGTTTAAGTTGTACTTACTTTTTATTACATTTACTTGTCTAATAATTCCAGATTCTGCAATTAATTCAAATTCATAATTTGGATCAACTACACCATTTACTTTTACTTTATCTAACACTGAGTTATAAGTATTTCCTCCATTTACAACTTCAATGGAGTCTAATTCAAAGTTATTAATAATTTTTGCAGTGTTTGGAATTTTCAGTTGATACTTGGTATTTTTATGTCCAATCAATTCATCACCAACTGAATCATACGCAAATTTTGTTATATTGCCAACTTTAGAAGAATTTAATTGAATGATAGCTCCAGAACCAGATTGAGAGTTTATACCAACTACTTCTGGTAATTTGGCATAATTTTTACCATAGTTTGAAATATTAATAGTTGCAATAGGTCCTAGTGCAGTTCCAGAATTGGTAATATATGATAGATTATTTAAACTTAAATTGGTCAGATTTAAAGTATTCTCTACGGCAAATTTAGTATTGGATACAACATTAAAGATTGTTTGATTTCCTAAAACTTGATTGAATTTTACTTTATCTCCAACTTGAAGACTATGGGGTTGATTTGTGGTAAATACAATACAATTTTGATCATTAATTACTGAAAAGTTATACTGAGTTAAATTTTTACCTTTGACACTAGAAATCTGTGCAGAAAATCCGTTGCCGATATTTCCAGCATTGTTTATAATTAATTTGTCATTAACCCTGTAATTATTGCCAGGATTTTCTATTATTACTTCAGTTATCTCGCCGCCAGAATATTGTTTTGACTGTAATATTGTTTTATTTAATTTGAGAGTATTTACTTCTAACTCAAATACATTTTGAGAATACAGAGAACCACCTTGTTCAATTATTGGATTTGATGGAAGGCCGTACAATCTGAATAATACTGGAGAAGAGGTTTTATCACCATTAATATAACCTTTTATAAAGTATGATAATTCACCAAAAGTAAGGCATGTTCTTCCATATAAATGGAC